GATCTCGAAAGGAGACCGGTTTGCGCAGTTGCCGCAGGCTCTATCTGCTCGGGCGCGCTCACGCTCATGCCGGATCGTGATTTCCTCTGGCGTGTCGTGATACATGTAGCTCGGATGGATCACCGGCGAATCCCCATGCAAAGGTCTCGACAACGACGACGAGGAGCTTAGCTACTACCAAGAGATGCGGGCGGACTGGGCGCGCGAGCGGCCTGCGATGTTGAACAACGTCCGTGTGCCGACGTTGGCGCCTGGCGAAGAAATCAAGCAAGTTGCGGCGGCTCATCCGCACACAGGGTTCAGCGAATTCGCACAGGAGATGCTCCGCTCAGTTGCTTCTGCACTGGGCGTCTCCGCCGAGCAGGTTACTCAGGACTGGTCGAAGACGAACTATTCCAGCGCGCGGGCCGCATTGCTTGAGTCTTGGAAGACGCTGTCTCGCCGGAACACAGAATTCAAGGTTGGCACCGCTACACCCCTGTTTGCCACCTGGCTGCAGGAGGTGATGGAGCGGGGTGACCTCGATGATGTGCTGCCCCGGAATGCGCCTGACTATATCGATGCGACGACGGAATATGCCAGATGCGACTGGCTCGGGGTTGCGCGTGGCTGGGTCGATCCAGTCAAAGAGAAGCAGGGCGCAATCCTGGGTCTGGATGCTGGTCTTTCAACGCTCAAGCGCGAATGCGCGGAACAGGGCCTCGACTGGGAAGAAGTTTTGCACCAACGCTCGATTGAAGTAGCCGAGTTCAAGCGCCTTGGGTTGCCGGCGCCGAAATGGTTCGGCGACGGGGCGACCGAGGCATCAGGCCCGGAAGAGGAACCTCACCCGCAATGAAGAATCTGCCCTTTCTGGCACAGCGCCTGTTCAACACGCCGCTTGCAATCACTCCTGCCAAGGCTGAATTGGTGATGGCAGCGCTTGCCGACCGCTTTGGTATCACCAAGCTTTTTCGCGCCAACGGCGACGCAGTGGCCCTTAGTGAATTCGGGTTCAGTGAGTCCGATGATGAGGTGCCGGATCGTTACTACGACGTTGTGGCTGGTGTCGCTGTTATCCCGATTAATGGGACGCTGGTTCAGAAATCTGGCTATATGCGCCCAACCTGCGGCATGACGGGCTATGACGGAATTCGCGCGAACTTGAGCATGGCGCTTGAGGATGATGGTGTGCGCGCCATCATGCTCGACATCGATAGCGGAGGTGGTGAGGTCGCCGGCTGCTTCGATCTTGTCGACGCTATCTACGGCGCGCGAGGCCGCAAGCCAATCTGGGCGGTCCTTTCCGAGAGCGCCTATTCGGCTGCGTATGCCATCGCCAGTGCTGCCGACAAGATCATCGTGCCTCGTACAGGAGGGACAGGCTCGGTCGGCGTGATCTGCGCGCACGTCGATTTCTCCAAGGCGCTTGCCAAAGAAGGCATCACTGTCACGATGATCCACTACGGCGCACGGAAAGCCGACGGCAGCGAATATGCACCGTTGTCGGATGATGCCCTCGCTAGATTCCAAGCGGATGTCGACGAAATGGGCGAATTGTTCGTCAAGACCGTCGCACGTAACCGAAATATGTCTGCCGCAAAGGTGCGCGGCACACAGGCAACAACGTTTCTTGGCGCCGCTGGCGTCGAGATCGGCTTTGCTGACGCCGTGATGGCGCCGGATGAAGCGTTTCGCTCCCTGCTCGCTGAGCTGGGCTGACACCCCCACCCAAGAGGTTCCAAATATGAGTATTCGCACCCTTGCGGCGCGCGGGCTCTCGTTCGCCCATCTCGCCGGCTTGACATCCCGCGCAGCTCGCGCCGAGAACGAAGATGACGAGCGCAAGCAACGAGAAGGTGAATCCGACGACGACTATGCAAAGCGCATGGAGGAGTTGGACGAGGAAGAAGAAAAGGCCCGCAAAGCCGAAAAAGAGCGCAAGGAAGAAGAGGCGCGCAAGGCTGAGGAAGAAAAGAAGGAAGAAGAGGCTCGTGCCAAGGGTGAGGAGGATGACGACTCCGACCCGGATGCGGAAGACGACGACGATGAGATGCGCGGCAGCAGCCAGGCTGCACGTGCGCGCCGTCGTGAGCAGGCACGGTGCGCAGCAATCTTTGCTTCGAAGGGCGCTGCCCGTAATCCGGTGCTGGCCGCTAACCTGGCCTTCAAAACGCGCATGACACGCGCCGAAGCGATCGCCACGTTGGAGGGAACCCCTGCACCCGCAGGACACTCGGACCGCGCTGCTCGCAATCCCAGCATCGGCACCACTGCCGCGAAGCAGTCGCCTCAACAGGCCCTTGCTGCGCGCTGGGACAAGAACCTCCAGGCCGTGAACCCCGCTGGCCGCCGCTAACCGCTTCCGCCTTAAAGGATCAGAACCATGGGCAATCCCACTTATACGCCGTTCCAGGAGACGTTCCACAACGGTGGCTTTATCGTCTCCCTGGCCAACGGCCATCAATCCATCGACCAAGGCACGCTGACCGGCGGCGTCAAGGTGCTCGCTGGCACGGTGCTTGGCACGGTCACATCGGCCTTGACTGCGGCAGCTGCGGCGCTTGGTGCCAATACCGGCAACGGCACGTTCGGAACGATCACGCCGCAGGCCGCGCCTGCGACGATGATCGGCGTCTACAACATCCTGTTCACCGCAGCGACTGCCTTCACGGTTACCGCGCCGGATGGGCAGACGGCTACCGGCACCACTGGCGTCGCATTCAGTGCGCTCGGAATCGGCTTCACCATCACGGCTGGCGGTACGGCATTCGTGGCCGGAGACACCTTCACGGTGACTGCCGCTGCTACTCCGGGCAATCCGACCGTTACGTCGGCCGCCGGCGGCACGAACACGGGCAACGGTACTTTGGGGTCGCTAACCGCGGCCGGCTATGCCGCCAAGGTCGGCGTTTACGCCGTCGAATTCGACGATGCGACGCACTTCATTGTGTCTGACCCCACGGGTGCGGAGGTCGGTCACGGCACGACTGGTGTGGCCTTCAAGGCGGGCGGTCTTTCCTTCACCATCACTGCCGGCGGCACTGCCTTTGTCCCGGGCGACAGCTTTTCGATCACGGTGGCGGCCGGATCGGGCAAATACAAGCCCTTCGACCCGGCCAACGTGGACGGATCGCAGATCCCGAGCGGCATCCTCTTCGCAACGAAAGATGTCACCACCGTCGACAAGCCGTGCGCGGTGGTCGTCCGTCAGTGCGAGGTGAACGCCTCCGAACTGGTTTGGCCGACGGGCATGAGCGCAGCCGCAATCACTGCCGCTCTTGCGCAACTGAAGTCGCTTGGCATCCAGCCGCGGTAACGCGGAAACCGCCTGATCCACAAGCCGCCCTAGGGCGGCTTTTTCTTTTCCGCAATCCCAGAGGCCGCCAGCAAGGCGGCTTTTCTTTTTCCAAAAGGAACAAGCCATGGCTGGCGAAATCATCGACATCTTTAACAGCGACGCATTCAGCGCGCTGACCCTGACGCAGGGCGTGCAGCGCAATCCGTACCAACCGGGAGCGCTGGGCCGTCTGAACATCTTCGACCCGAATCCGATTCGCACCACTGCTGTTTCGGTCGAAGAGCGTACCGGCACGCTGAAGCTCATTGGCTTCAGCGAGCGTGGCACGGAGGGCGCGCAACGCACGACTGAGAAGCGCAAGATGCGTTACTTCGACGTGCCGCGCCTGATGCACAGCGACACAATCCACACCTACGAAATCCAGAACATTCGCGAATTCCCGGAAGGTCCGACCGGTCAGATTGTGACCGTTCCGATGCAACTGGAACGCGAAGTGGCCCGCCGCCTCGCTGGCCCGACTGGCCTTCTGGCAAGCGTCGAGTACACGAAGGAGTATCTCCGCCTGGCTGCCGTGCAAGGCTTGGTGCTCAATCCGGCCGACGGATCGGTCCTCTACAACTGGTTCGATGAGTTCCAGATCAATCAGGCGACGGAGGTCGGCTTCAACCTCGCTGCCGGCACCGCTAACAGCTTGCGGCCGATCATCAATGGGATCAAGCGTTCCATGGCGCGCAAAGCGCAGGGCGCCTTCACGCAGGCCACCCGCATCATGGCGCTGTGCGGAGACGTCTTCTACGACCAGTTCTCCAACCATCCGGACGTGATCCGTACCTTCCTGAACTGGGAAGGCGCCCGCGACATCCGTGATGATGCATTCGGCGACGCGTTCGCATCGTTCGATTTCGATGGCATCACGTGGGTGAACTACCGCGGATCGGATGACAACTCGACCGTCAAGATCCCCGATGACAAGGTGAAGTTCTTCCCGGTCAACGCGCCAGGCATCTTCCAGGAAGTCATGGCGCCGGGCGAATCGGCAGAGTTCATCAACCAACCGGGCGCGCCCGTCTACGTTCTCCCGATCGTGGATCGTGACCGACGCATGTGGTGGAAGATGGAAGCGTACGCATACCCGCTGTACCTGTGCACGCGTCCGGAAGTTTTGCTCTCGGGCCGCTCGGAGGCCTGATGCCGGTCAGCTGGGACAAGGTGGTGCTAGGTCCGTTAATGGGAGTCTTCGGCGAGGCAGTGACGTATATGCCGGCCGCCGGGGGCACCTATGCGATCTCCGCAGTGTTTGACGATGCATACCTCAAGGAAGTGATGTTCGAGGATGCGTCGCAGGGCGTGACGGAAATCAGTGCGGTGCTTGGCGTCCAGCTGTCCCAGTTCTCGGCGCCTCCGGTTCAGAACGACAAGCTTTCCGTGGCAAGCGTGAATACGACTTACGTCGTGCGTGAGGTTCGCCCGGACAGCCACGGCGGCGCAAAACTCATGCTGTCGAAGGTGAGCAGCCCATGACGACATCTGCCGACATTCGTGCACTCTTCGTGACAGCGCTCAAGGGCGCCACCGATGCCGGTCAGTCGGTCTTTTCGCCGTACGACTGGCCAACGTCATCGGGGGCGTATCCGCTGATTCTCGTCCACGCGAGAAAGGAGAGGAAGGTGTCGCTCGGGCCGAACACTCCCGAGTTCGATGTCTATACCACCGTCGAAATCGTCGCTCGGACTAAATCTGCTGCTCAAGTTGGGGACGCCGGATCTGCGGTCGCTTTGCAGGCCGCCGAGGCACTGAAGCTGCAAATTGAAACAGCGCTCATCAACAACCCGCTGATTTGGGCTGATCCGGCGGGAGGACAGAGGATCGAGCAGTTCACTTCTTTGGATTCGGAGATCAACACCAACTCCGAAGGTGAAATGCCAATGGCAGAGCTTTCCATGTCCATCGAAGTGAAGTTCTACCAAGGGCCGGAGCTGTTCTTCCCGATCCCCACCAATCCGCTGCAAACATTGGCCATTAACGCCGACATGGCCCAGCCCTTCGACGCGAATGGCACGTATTCGAATCCGCCGTTCCCGTCTGCAGTCAATCCCGCACCTCGCACATCGGGGCCTGATGGCCGCAATGAGGGCGCTTTGAATATCACTCTGCCCCAGTAGGAGCACCACTCATGAAGGTCTTCCCGAGTCCCGGGCTCTCCGTGCGAGACCCGGCAACGATGAATTTGCTCGATGAAAACGGGCTCGAAGTCGCTGACGGCGATCTCTATTGGGATCGCCTTCTGCGTGACAAGGACGTAACGCTGACGCCTCCGGCGAAGGCCAAGCCCACTACCGGGGGTGACAAGCAATGACGATTCCGTTCAAGCAGATCCCGTCGAATCTCCGTGTGCCTCTGTTCTACGCGGAAGTCGACAACAGCCAGGCAAATACCTCGACGGCCAATCAGCGTGCGCTGATCATCGGCCAGATCACATCTGCGGGCGCCGCAACACCGAACGTACCGGTCATCTCTCAGGGCATTGCCGATGCGAAAACGCAAGGGGGCCAAGGCTCGTTGCTCGCGCAGATGACCTACACCTATCGCCAAAACGACAGCTTTGGTGAGGTATGGTATCTGCCGCTGGCCGATGACCCGGCAGCCGTTGCCGCTTCTGGATCGATCGCGTTCACGTCTGCACCGACGGCAAACGGTGCGCTCTCACTGTATATCGGCGGGATGCTGGTGACGACGGCGATCACGTCGAGTATGACGACGGCTCAGGTTGCCACGGCTGTCGCTGCGGCGATCAACGCGATCAACGATCTGGCTGTGACCGCGACGGTCACCACGTCGACCGTCACGATCACGGCGAAGAACAAGGGTCTGGCGGCCAACGACATCGACATCCGGGCGAACTATCGTGGTGTGCCTGGTGGTGAGGTCACGCCTGCCGGCCTCGCTTTCACCATCACTGCCATGTCGGGGGGTGCTACCAATCCGAGTCTGACGACCGGGCTGGCGAACCTGCAGAGCATGCCCTTCGACTTCATCGTGTGCCCATACACCGACACGACATCGCTGGCCGCGCTGCAATCGTTCCTGAACGACGTCACTGGACGTTGGTCGTGGAGTGTTCAGGTGTACGGACACTGCTTCTTCGCCTACCGCGGCACGTCGTCAGCGCTGACCACATTCGGTCTCACGCGCAACAACCAGCACGAGTCGTGCATGGGTTTCTACGATTCGCCGACGCCGGTGTGGAAGTGGGCAGCTGCTTTCGCAGCTGCCTCGGCTGTGAGCCTGCGCGCAGATCCGGGTGTGCCACTCCAGACGGTTGCGCTCGCAGACGTGTTGGCACCCCCGCTGGCTTCGCAATTCTCGCTGTCGCAGCGCAACACCAACCTGTACGACGGCATTTCGACATTCACGGTCGGTACCGATGGCACCGTACGGATCGAAAACGCGATCACGACCTACCAGCAAAACGCCTTCGGTCAGCCAGACAACTCGTATCTTGAAGTCGAGACGATGTTCTTGCTGACCTACGTTCTGCGCTACATGGCGACGATTGTCACCTCGAAGTATGCGCGGGTGAAGCTGGCGGCGGACGGCACTCGTTTCGCTCCGGGATCGAACATCGTCACGCCGAGCATGATCCGCGCCGACCTGATCGCCGCCTATCAGACGCTCGAATACAACGGGTTCGTCCAGAACAGCCAGGCATTCGCGCAAGCCATCATCGTTCAACAGAACGCAAGCAACCCAAATCGGGTGGATGTGCTGTGGCCAGGGACGCTGATCAACCAGCTGCGCATCTTCGCCCTGCTGGCGCAGTTCCGCCTCAGCTAATCCCAATCAAATCGCATAAGCCGCCTTCGGGCGGCTTTTTTATTTGGAGGCCGCCATGGCGGACACAACCAATCGGCTGGCCGGGATTGCGTTCATCTCGGTCGATGGCCAGAGCTACATGCTTCAGGCCGATCTAACCTACCGCGTTTCCAAGATCGAGCGCGAATCGCTGATCGGGCAGGACACTGTTCATGGCTACAGCGAAAAGCCCTCGACCGGCATGATTTCCGCGACGCTGCGCGACGCGAAGAACCTGAGCGTCGCTTCGATAAATTCGATGACGAACTCGACTGTCGTGCTGCAGCTGGCGAATGGAAAAACGATCATCGGTCGCAACATGTGGACCGTCGACGTGCAGGAAGTCAAGACTGCAGAGGCCACGCTGGAAGTGAAGTGGGAAGGCCCGAGCGTCACGGAGGCATGACATGTCGCAGCCCGACGAAAAGATTCTAAAGCTTCGCAAGCCGGTCACGATCGGCAGCGGCGAGGGTGCCGTCACGTACGACTCGCTAACCCTTCGCGAGCCGACCGCCGGCGAACTCGACAAGGCCATGGCGGCCTCAACCAACATCGGCATCGGGATCATGTTGATCCACCTGGTGGCCGCCGTTCCGAAGGTCGCCGTGGAGAAGCTCTGTCAGCGTGACTTTACGGAGGCCAACGAGTACCTCGGGGGTTTTACCGACGATGGCCCGACGGCTGCGGAAGCGTAGTTGCTGACGTCACGCATTTTTTCCGCTGGGGGCCAGAGGATGCGTGGCGACTGAGCCTGTCCCGCCTGGAATGGTGGATGGAGCAGGCGATGCGAATCAAAAAACTGATGGAGCAGTGAATGGCGGCTGGTTCGACGTTTCAGGTCACGATCTCTGCGGTCGACAAGGCCACGGCCTCGATCCGGAAGATCAAGGCCTCGATCGCGAACGTCACGAAGCCGGCCACTGATCTCAAGGCATCGTTCTCCGCCTTGGGTAAGGAGGTCGGCCTCGACCGCGTAGCAAAGGGCATCAAGTCCATCGGCGGAGCCGCTCAAGATGCGGCCCGACAGGTCGCATCGGTGCTGACCCCGCTCGCTGCAATTGCAGGGATTGGCTCCGTCGCAGGGATTGCTCTACTCGCCAACGAGTGGGGAAAGATGGGGATGGAGGTCTCGAAGACTTCGGCCGTCCTCGGTGTTTCGACGGACGAACTGCAAGCCTATCGCGGTGCGGCAAAGCTCGCCGGGCTCTCCGCTGATGACATGACCAGCAGCCTCAAGAGCTTGGGGCGAACCATCGAAGACGCGACCTTCGGGCGTAACCAAGACGCGTTGGTCATGATGCAGAAGTTCGGGATCCGTCTGCACAAGACGAAAGACGGTGCGGTCGATGCGACCCGGGCGTTGCATGACGTAGCCAATGCGATCGTCGCGCAGAAAGGAAACGTGCAGGCCCAAGCGCTCATAGCGGGAACGTTCGGCGTTGAATCTCTCCTGCCACTCCTGCAGGAGGGTGGGAAGGGCATAGATGAATTCGTGCGTAAGGCCCGTTCGATGGGTCTTGTGTTCGACGACAAAGAGATCGCGAAGGGAAAGCGCTTCAACGAGAACATGCTCCGGTTGGAGGCCTCTGCTACGCGGCTGAAGTACTCATTTGGCGAAGCGCTTGCACCGGCCGTCGAGACGGTTTTGAACGTCATCGGGCGGCTTGTCGACAGATATGGCGATATGGTGGCAACCAAGGTTGCGGAGTACGCCGAGAAGTTCGCAAAGTGGATCGAGAAGGTTGATTGGGAGAAAACCACCAATCAGATCGGCAAGTTCATCGATGCCATCGGCGGCGTGAAGGGTATCGCTATTGCGATCGCTGCAATCTCGTTCGCTGGCCCCATCGCCAGCGTGCTGAGCTTGATCGCCAATTTGACGCTTCTGACCTCTACGACGGTGCCTGCAGCCGTGACAGCGCTGGCCCGCCTTGCCGGTGGTCCCGTGATGGCGGCTGTGCTGGCATTGCTGCATTCGAAGGACCTGAATACCGGCGAGGCCGAATACTTGGCTGACCACCAGGCAACTGCAGGCGAGCCGTGGAAGGGTGATCCGATCGGTGAACAGCGACGAGCGGGCGCGGCGAATGATCCTCAAACGGCTGGTGTCGTCGCCAAGCTCCAGGCTATGGGGTGGTCCAAGGAGCAGGCTTCCGGCCTTGCGGCGAACTTCTGGAAAGAGAGTCTGTTCAATCCGAAAGCGGTGGGTGACAACGGGCACGCATACGGCATCGGGCAATGGCACGAGGACCGGCAATACGAGTTCAAGAAGCTCACGGGTGCTGATATTCGAGGGTCAACCCTGGAACAGCAATTGCAGTTTGCGGACTACGAGCTTCGGCAGGGGAAAGAGCAGGCCGCCGGCCGCGCGCTGCAGGGAGCGAAGACGGCGCAAGAGGCTGGTGCGATCGTCTCTCGCCTATACGAGCGGCCCGCCGACGCCAATGGAGAAGCTGCGCAGCGCGGGCAAATGGCGGCGGCGATCGACCAAAAGCTGCAAATCGATGTGCAAGTGCATAACGCCCCTCCTGGGACGCGAGCAACCGCCAGCGTGCGTGGCAACGGCGCGTCTTCCGCGCGAGTCAGTACTTCCAATGTAACAGGGCCACAGGCATGAGTTTTTCCGCGCAAGTTGGGAATGCCGTTGGCAGCATTGGTGGTGTTGCAAAGGCGGCCAGCGACCTGGCCAATCTATTCAGCGGCAGCGGGTATTGGAGCCAGCTGCGCCCGGCCAGTTACAACGGCATCCCCTTTGCCGTGCTGTCGGAAACGGGGCGGTTTGGTCGGCGTTCGATTGTCCACGAGTACCCGAACAAGGAGACGATGCCTTGGATTGAGGATCTCGGGCTGCAGACCAATGTGTTTCGCATCTCCGGTTTCCTTGTTGAGAACAGCCTCGTCTATGGTGGCGGCCCCGTCCTGGACCAGCGCGACAGGCTGCTGAAGGCGATTCAGGGCGGGGCCACGGGAAGCACCAAGGCACCTGGCCTGGGCACGCTTGTTCATCCCACTTATGGGACGCTCAAGACGAACTGCATGGAGGTGGAATTTGGCACCTCCTGGGATCGCGGCCGCGTGGTCGAAGTCCGGTTTGTCTTTATCCGGGGTGGTGACCGCCTGTACCCGCAGGCAAAGAAGCCAACCGCTAGTGCTGTAACCACTGCCGCGGCGACTGTCAATTCGTCATCGCTGCTGAGCTTCGCCAAGCGCATTGCGAGCGCGGTTTCTGCCGGCGCCCAGGTCATTCAGGCTGCAGTTTCGACGGTTGTGGGGTGGTATCAGGCGGTCACCACGCTGATCCACGACGTTAAGCGGTTCTGGAACTCAATTTCGACCCTTGCCGGTAACTTCGGGCGCCTCTTCGGGGGCGGCAATAGTGGCTATGCCGGGGAAAACCAAAAGGCAGCCGGTACGGCGACGCCTGCGAGCCTAATTTCGGCTGATACGGCAAATCGTGCGGCCGTCGCAAATGCAGGAAGTGCGCTGTCAGCAGCAGCGGCGAATGTTGGAACGGATCAGGCGACGTTTGCGAGTGCTGCCCAAAGAGTCGTGACGGCGCTCGCTGGCTCAGCGTCCTCGCCGTCCGACGCTATCCGTCTCCTGACGAGTCTTCTTTTGTACGCGCCGGCTCCCATTGTTGGTGCTTCGCAGGTTGCGTTGGCGCAGGCCACGATGCAGGCCTGCTGCGCCGATTTGTTTCGCCGAGCAACGGTGGCGCAGATCGCGGTATCTGCCACGGCATATCAGCCGACCTCGGCCGATGATGCCTCTGGTATGCGGGACAGCATCACGGCGCTCCTCGATAGTGAGATCACGATAGCGGCGAATCAGGGTGAAGATGGCGTCTATTCCGCCCTCCGTTCCCTTCGGCAGGCCGTCGTGGAGGATTTGGACGCCCGCGGATCCGGTCTGGCAGCCATTGCGACGTTCAGCTTTGGCAACACGCTGCCGGCACTCACCTTGGCGAATCGCCTATACCGCGACGCCTCGCGAAGCGATGAACTGGTTTCGCAGGCCAACCCGATACATCCAGCATTCATGCCGGTGAGTTTCTCTGCGCTTTCGAACTGACCATGGTTGACGACGGAATTCTTCTCTCGATTGGCAATTGCATGCTGTCGGGTTGGACGAGCTTGCGCTGCACAAGGGGAATCGAACGGTTCCCGAGTGATTTCGAGATTGGCATGACCGAGCTATTTCCGGGACAGGCCAACGACGTAGTTGCCCAGCCTGGCGACCAGTGCATCTTGTGGATTGGCCAGGATCCGGTCGTGACGGGGTATGTGGACCGCGTTGTCCCATCCATTAGCGCGAACATGCATGAGCTCCGCGTGACAGGCCGTGGAAAGTGCCAGGATCTGCTGGATTGCGCTGCTGAGTGGCCGAATGGGCAGATCAGCAATTGCACGGCGCTGGACATTGCCACGAAACTGGCTGTGCCCTATGGCATCACGGTCGATTGCGATGCAACGGGGTTACCGATCATCCCGCAGCAAAACATCATGCTTGGGGAAACCGCTTACGAGATCATTGAGCGGTCGGCTCGTTTCAGCGCATTGCTGGTCTACGAGAACGCTGACGGATCCCTGCAGCTCACACGTGGCGGCACGGTTCCGATGGCCAGCGGAGTGCAGGAAGGCGTGAATTTGGAAAGCGCGGCAGCCGAACGGTCGATGGACCAGCGCTATTCCGAGATCGTTGCCGTGATGATTGGCACGAACAACCTGCAGGATCTCAACGCGGTCAATGCCCCGGTCTTTACCGCAACCGATCCCAACGTCACAAGGCATCGTCGCCGGATCATCATCGCCGAGGCTGGCGAGCTTGGCTGGGACATCGGGAAGCAGCGTGCGGTTTGGGAGGTGGCCAGACGCAGCGGTCGATCGGAAGTTGTTCACTTGATGGTCGACAACTGGCGCGATGTTGACGGGAATCTGTGGGAGCCCAACAAGCTCATCGACGTGCTGATTCCTTCGTTGAAGGTATCCGGAGATCAGGCAGGGACCGTCCCTGTTAGGTACTTAATCGCCGAGGTGACCTATCACCTCGGGCTCGACGGCACGCATGCTGAACTCACGCTGATGGCTCAGGAGGCATTTCTCCCGCAGCCCGTTCTTATCCAGCCGCAATTTGCCGACGTTATCGGGACCGTGCCGCAGCAATGAAAGACCAGGATGGAATCTTAGAGCGCGTCGCAAGGCGCGTTCTGCTTTCGCTCGCCCGCGCGCTGGTGACAACCGTCAACGACGCCGGCGGTGTGCAGATGATGCAGGTCAAGCTCAACCCGCTTGAGACGCGAGACAACACGCCTCGCGTCGCCGAATTCGGCATGACGTCGAATCCGCCGGTTGGGTCTGATGCCTTCATCGTGTTTCTTGGTGGAGACCGCTCAAATGGCGTGGTGCTTGGGACGGTTCATCAACCCTCAAGGCCTACGGGTTTGGCACCGGGCGAAACGATGCTTTACAGCCAAGACGGCAAGTACGTCTACATGACGGCAGCTGGTGGCATCGTTGTTGAAGCAAAAAACCAAGCCGTAACCGTCAGCGATGCAACGACAGTGACTATCAACGCAGCGTCGAAAGTGGTCATGAATACGCCGCTTCTCCAAGTGTCTGGAGACATCATCGACAACGCTGGGGCGGGTGGCACGAACACGCACACGATGGCTCAGATGCGGACGATCTTCAACACGCACACCCACAAGGTCCAAAACGTTCAAGCCGGCTCGAGCACGGTCACCACCAACGCGCCAGATCAGACGGAATGACCGATACAACGACCACCTGGGATACCGCCAACAGCCGCGGTGACTGGAGCATGAGTGGCGCACTGCTTACCACTGGAAATGACATCGAAACGGCGCTGCTGATTTCGCTGTTCACAGATCGCCAGGCAGAGCCGGAGGATGTGATTCCAGACGGGACCAATGATCCGCGCGGATGGTGGGCTGACGAATTCAGCACGGTCAAGATCGGATCGAGGCTCTGGCTGTTGAACCGATCAAAGCAGACGCAGGAAACGCTCCAACGTGCCTATGACTACATCGTCGAGGCGCTGCAGTGGATGATCGACGACGGGGTAGTGGCCAAGTTTGATGTCTACGTTGAGTGGACCGCTGCGGGGCAGCTCGGCGCACAGGTTGTCGCATACAAACAGGACGGTTCCACGGTCGCAAAAGCGTATTCGTGGGCATGGAACGGGATTAACTGATGCCTTTCGCTCGGCCCCTATTGACCGATTTGCAAACGCAAGTCGCGTCCGACATCGCCTCCAGCGTGCCGGGTTCCGACCCCTTGCTGCGCAATTCGAATCTGAAGATCACAGGGAACGTACAGGCCGGTCTCGCACACCTTCATTACGGCTACCTGGACTGGATTGCAAAGCAGGCCGTGCCGTGGACAGCCACGGATGAGTACCTAGAAGCGTGGGGTGCACTGAAAAGCGTCTTCCGCAAGCAGGCGACAGCCGCTACGGGGAGCATCACCTTCGCCGGGACTTCTGGGACGATCCCTGCTGGAACCACCGTGGTTCGCGGCGACGGTGTCACCTATACGACGAATGCCAATGCAACGGTGTCCGGTAGTTCGGTGACCGTCGCAGTCACGGCGGTAGCAGCGGGTTCTGCCGGAAATTGCGCCAGTGGCACCGCCATGACGCTGGGTACAGCCATCACGGGGATTCAGTCTGGCGGAACTGCAACTGGCGCCTTCACCGGAGGCGCCGATGTGGAGAACAACACCGCATTCAGCGCGCGGGTTCTCACGGCATTTCAAACGGCCCCGCAGGGTGGGGCAAAAGGTGACTATCAGACATGGGCGCTCGCTGTCGCTGGCGTCACGCGTGCATGGGTTGCGCCGAACGGGTTTGGCACGGGAACCGTTGTCGTCTATTTCATGATGGACAACTCAGAAGCGGCATTCAATGGTTTCCCGCAAGGCACAAACGGTGTCTCTCAATACGACCAGGGGCCGGGAGGCGTGCCGCGCGGTGTGGTGGCGACGGGTGACCAGCTCATGCTTGCCAACGCGCTCATATCGCTGCAGCCCGTTACTGCGCTTGTCTACGCCTGCGCGCCGATCGCGAACACGGTCAACTTCACGATTTCCGGGCTGTCATCGTCGATCCCTGCTACCCGGAATGCCATTGCGGCGGCGATCTCAGGGGTCTTTCTGTCGAGCGGGGCACCAGGCGGGACGATCTACCTATCTGCCATTGAGTCGGCCATTGCGGCTATCCCGAACACCGCAGGGTTTGTCATCACATCACCGGCGGGGAACATCACCAACGCGACGGGCAATATCCCCGTCCTCGGCACTGTGACATACGTTTGAGGTGAGCGATGCTTGCACCAAATCTCACCTCTGCCGACTATCTCCGTGCCTTCCAGGCACTGATGCCGCGTGGTCGAGTCTGGCCACGTGATCAAGATGCAATCCAGACTCAGGTGTTTTCTGGGCTGACTCAGGTCTACGGGCGACAGACTGCCCGTTCGAATTACCTGTTGGTTGATTCGTTTCCTGGCAAGACATACGAACTGCTTCCGGAATGGGAGTCCACGCTCGGTCTGCCGGATCCATGTGCCGGTGAATCGCCGACTGTGCAGCAACGGCGCGCGCAGGTTGTAGCGCGCCTCGCAAATTCGGGTGGCCAGTCGGCGGCCTATTACATCGGGTTTGCTGCCAAGCTGGGTTATGGAATCACGATCACCAACTTTGCGCCATTTCGATGCGGCCAAAGCACCTGCGGGCAACAGCTTGGCAACACCGACTGGTTTTTCACCTGGGCGGTCAATGCGCCGCTGAACACGGTCGTCCGCTTCTCCGCTGGCCAATCTGCGGCAGGCGAGCCACTCGCCAGTTGGAACAACACCGTCCTTCAGTGTGAGCTGAACGCGATCGCGCCTGCTCACACCGTTCTCCAGTTCCGATACTCGTAAGGAAATCCATGTATCAGATTGATAATTCGACTGCGGCGACGACGCAGCCGGCGTCGACGGCCGCTGGTACGGCGGGCTTCTTCACAGACGGCAATCCGGCGACGTCCACGCCAGCGACGATCGTTCCAGCTGAATGGCTGAATGCCGTGATGATGGAATTGGCGAATGTCGTTACTGGCGCCGGACTTACGCTAGCAAAGAACCAGTTTAATCAAGTCCTATCGGCGATCAAGCGTCTCGGCCAGACGACGATCGTCTTGACTGACACTGGCTCGGCGAACGCCTACACGGCGACCAATGCGACGCCTCTTGTGGCCGGCACGTGGGTTGATGGCGTCATCCAACAGATTAAGATCGCCCACGCGAACACTGGCGCGTCCACCTACGCACCGGACGGCTTGCCGGCTATTCCAATCTACGGTCTGGGTCTGCAACCGCTCCAGGGTGGAGAGCTTGCGCTCAATGGCACAGCGGTTCTGATGCATGCGACGATCGCGGGCATCAACAGCGGCAACCCGATCTGTGTGCTGATGGAGTGCGCAGGCGGGGCGCAGCCAGTCGCCCCCGCCACGGCCAGCCAGCATGCGGTGCAGTTTGGGCAGGTGCGCAAGCTTCTGACCGCGAACCTGACGATTTATGTTGCGACCACGGGCAACGACTCGACAGGCAACGGGACGTCGGGCAATCCGTTCGCGACGATCCAAAAAGCATACAACTACATCCAGCAGACCTACGACCTCAACGGGTTCATTGCCACGATTCAGGTGGCGAATGGCACATACACGGCGGGTCTCACCGCCGGTGGTCCGCTTGTCGGCGCGCTGGGCGTTACGAATTGCGTCGTGCAGGGAAATACAGCGTCGCCTTCTAGAGTAGTCATCAACGTCGGTAACTCGACGAACTGTTTCGCAGCAACGCGCGGCGGCCAGATTACCGTTCAAGGCTTCACGGTTCAAGGCGGCACTGCATCTCAGGGGTTCGCTACAAACGACAACCTCAGCCAGATCAACCTTGGCGCCGGGATCGTGTTTGGCTCAATGCCCAGTGGAGCCCATATCAACGCGAACAGCGGGACCATCAATGCCAATTCGAGTTACTCGATCACGGGCGGGGCGTCAGTTCATGCCATTGCATCAAATCCAGGTTCCATCGTCACCATCTCCGGCGGCATCACAGTCACGCTGACCGGCACCCCAGCGTTTTCAACGTCGTTCGTGAATGCTGGCTATCTGGGGATGGTTACGGCGTCCAGTGTGACCTTTTCGGGTGCCGCGACAGGGGCTCTATACGGCGTGAGCGTAAACGGCGTTGTCAACAGCGGCGGCGCCGGTGCGAACTATTTCCCGGGATCTACCGCCGGGACGACGGCAACTGGCGGTCAGTACATCTAACATCATGAAAAAGCTTCTGATTTTGCTGTTGGTCGCGCCGATGCTGGCATTTGCGCAGGTGCCAGCCTCCACGACTCTGGCAACCATTTCGGCGCTGCGTACCAACGTGACTGCGTATCCATCGGTTTATGTGAACGGGTATTACGCCGTCAGCGATGGCGGCCAAGGGGGGTTCACCTATCAGCCGAACGACACATCAAGCGCAGATAACGGCGGCACGGTGATTGTTGATGCGGCTGGGCATCGGTTTTATCGTGATGCCAAGCCAACAACGCCGTTCCAGTTCGGTGCCATATGCAACGGGGCGATCAACAACGGCGCAGATGACACTCTCGCACTCCAAAACTGGCTCAACTGGATTCAGGGAAGTGGCCAGGCATCGGAGGGAAGCGCGGGCAGTGGGTATATGCCAGCTGGGTATGCCTGCCTAACCAGTTCGCCATTGAAGGTGTCGACGCCGGTCACCATAAAATTCGATTCCTGGATTTACTATTCTGGCACGAGCGGCAGCGCATTTGTGATCGGATCGGATGCTCCGACCAACGGACGAAATTCAGGCTACGACATATCGCTGGCCGGGCTACGTGCGACGAACGGCAATCTTTCCTCGCCAATCAGCATCCAAAATGGGGGCTCGGTTGGTGTCGAAGTGCGCAACATGCAATTTTCAAAGTTGCATGTCGGTCAATCTATAGCGTTTACCTATGCTGGCATATTTTTTAATAGCACAAACAACGTATATACCGGGCAGCATATTCAAGACAACAGCATTCACTTGGGGCAAATAGCCTATAACGGATACGGCATTTTGGCTTTGTCGGCGAGTGCTGCCGATGGGGCGGTGCAAGCGAACGATATTAGTGTGCAAAATACGTTCGCAAACTTTGCCAATCTTCAATTGGATAGCGCGCTGTATAACTCAAATACGAACAACAACATAATTGCAATCGATGCAATGGATTTGCCCGCTCCAGGGGGGCAATCTGGTAACGTGTTCGGGTCATACAACAAGATAACGTTTGGGTATATAAGTGGGAAATTGCAGATTTCCGGGGTCGCCTACAACAATCGCATTGAGATTCTTAACCCGCCAAGCACGGGCTCCGGTATCGTGTATAGCACGTCATCCGGAAACAGCAATTGGGCACAAATGGCAACGCCATCACCCAATGCGCTTCCAACAACAAAAAATATTTCGGCTGGCGTCACATACCAAAACACTTACGGCGTCCCGATTTTCGTTGCCATCTCCGTTCAACTGCAGGCCACCAGCAACAGCAACCAAGTTGCCGCTGCTTATATTGGTCAACAGGCGAGCACAATGCAAACGGTCAACTATGCTCAAGCCTATGCAGCTGCTTCGCCGACGCCGTTTGTGGCCCCCCTGTACATCGTCGTGCCGCCTGGTTGGTATTACTCATTCAACAGTAGCGGCTCGGGGACGGCTTCGTTCTCGGCTGCTTCGATAACTCAGGCCGGTTGATGCTTCCGCAGGCGGCGCAGAAGCGATGCTGCGAAAGAGCCGTGTTTTGATACCTCAACCTCAACAGGGCTCTCGGTATCAAGTGGTGAACTTTCAAACAGCTCTGCCCTTGTGGACAGCATCAACTGCAACCGCCTCTCATGAAGCTCTTGGTCGGTGAGATCGTGTTTCCCGCGTTTCAGTCGGACCAGAAACTCTGATGCGGGGCCTGGCACCATCTCTTCTATTACGAAGCTAATATAGCCAAGGTGGTTCAATTCCAGAATCATTAACGCAAAGCTACTTGGCGTCCAATACCAGCAATGAGAGTCCACATAAGTCTGCGTGCCGGACTCCAGACCCGAAAGATAGGAAAGGTATTGCTGATGAGCGGAATCCAGTGTCTCTGGCAATGAAAAGTCAGCAGACCTATTGAGTCCCCAGGCTCCTGATCCTCCGCGCCATGTCATGTAGGCACGCGCAACGAATATTGTTTCTGGTGAGTGAAGTTTCCGCGCCGAGCGGTGCGCGAGGAGGGCATCGGCCGTAGTAGACAGGGGCTTGAAGAAATCGAATATCTGACGGCAGTCTGGTACAGCGAGCGACAACACAAAATCTTCAGTCGCAAGGTTCGAAACCTGACCAAGAAAGCCAACAATATCGGGAACGTGTTCGATTACGTGACTCGCGATCAGGTATTGAAAGCCCTGCGCATTCATTGATAGACATGCTTCGTCGAGAGGTTGTCCGTCCCAGACCACATCAACATGTTCGATATTGGCGATACGGTCACGGACACCTTGATCGGTATGGGTTCGAGCGATATTAAGAAGCCCGTTTTGATCCGTAAAATCCACAACGATCGTGTTCCAGCCGTGCGATTTTGGGGCGACCGGGTTATAAAAAGGCCCGATTTCTATTCCGAAACGATCTTTACATAATCCTAGCGTAAGAAAGGCAGACCGATCCATTTTTTCCCCTTGGAAGAGTTGGTATTATGCGAGCCTCAAACACATCATAGCACTGATCTGCTGATGATTATCCCAGTGATGCCCCAAAGAGTCCTATTGCTTATCTATCATCATCTTCGCAATAGGGGTAAGCGCTTCTCCTTGGATATGCCCCTTGATTTGCAACAGCCATTCGTCAGGGTGGAGGCACGCGTTCATATGACTCTGCCAGTTTGGCAGCGCCAGGATCGCGTCGTACTGCCTAATGATCAGCACATTAAACTGCGCGGCCGCTTCGTTCATGGCCGACACATAGGCCGCAAGCTGCGGACGGTCGCCATCACACGTCGGGCCGGGCTCCTCCAGAACAGGTGTCTTGCCTGCTGCCCTGACGGCTGCAACCCACTGCGCGAGGTACTGGCGATAGTCGGCAAGCGATTCTCCGCCGAGCATGTCATTCACGCCGTGGTTGTCGATGACGATGGATGCGGCTGACGTCTTGATCCGATCGGCAAACGGCGCCCCGTTGCCGTCCATGCCGTCCAGCTCGTTCTTGAGGCTGCTCGACGTTCCGCCGGTGGCGTGATTGGTAATGATGATCGCGTCATCGTTCAGCGTGGCCCGCAACAGCGTTTGAGATTGGTCAGTCTCGCTCTGCTGAGCACGGCCCATCAGTGAAGTCGCACCCATCATCGCATCGTCGCCGAAAACATCGATGGTGACGACCCTCTGCGGCTTGGGTGCTGGCTGTGGTTCCGGCGCGGGCGCAGGGGCCGGGGTCGGTGCAGGCGATGGCGCCACAACCGGGATGGGCGCCGGGCTTGGTGCAATCGGCGCAGGGGTCGGTGCTGCAACCGGGGTTGTCGGCGCGCTTTGAGCCTGCTGCGCATCCTCGCCACCACCGCAAGCCGACAGCGCAAACGCTACGGCTGCGAGGGCGAATCCAAGTCGATAGTTGCGCCAGCCTCGCGCATGCGATTCAGCACGCGCTCGATGGTCTCGGCATCCAGTTCCAGTCGGGCCATGGCGAAGAACAGCAGTTGAGCGCTCAGCTTGCGCTCGTCGCCAGTGTACTTGCGCCATTGCCGCGCGTCGGAGACTCCGAACAACCCGGCCATCTGCGAATTCGATAGATTCAGTTCCGACTTCAGCTTTGCCAGCGCTTCGGCTGACGGTGGTGAATAGAGCATCGTGACGAAATGTCATGGTTCATTCCTTTCGGAGGCAGGGCCGCGCGGGATGCGCTTCCACATGCAAACCACTCTATGGGACCATTGGTCCCATGTCAAGCAACAACAACCGGCCGCCAATGCGCGGCCATTTTCATTTCTGGGGGTCTGAATGGATTACACGTCGCTCGGCATCGGAGGTGGTGCAGTCGGTGCGGCTTTTACGATTCTGGGATGGCTGTTGAAGCGCTCCATCTCGCAGAACGACCAGCAGATCAAGGATCTGAAAGAGGCGATCGAAGACCAGAACAAGACGATCAAGGAGCAGGACAGAGCGCTCGATGCTCACAAGCTCCATGTCGCCGAGCACTACGTCACGCAGAACGAGCTGACAAAAGCCGTCGAGAGCCTTGACAAGACCATGCAGCGGTTGATCGAAGCAGTGAATCAGAACGCGCGGGAGGCTCGCGAGGGGTTCTCGGAGATCCACCGCCGTATCGATGGGAAGGCTGACAAGGATTGAACATGAGCGCCCAAGTTACTAAAGCTGCTGGCGCTCCCGTTACGGGACTGACTGCCGAGCAACTGCACGCGATCATGCCGCTGGCTGGTGCGCGCGCAGACATATTCGCGCCGATTCTGGCGGACGTGATGTTGTTCCGGCAGATCAACACGCCGGCGCGCGCGGCGGCTTTCTTGGCGCAAGTCGGTCATGAGTCGGGTCAACTCCGATACTTGCGCGAGATTTGGGGTCCGACGCCGGCCCAGTTGAAGTACGAGGGGCGGGAAGACCTCGGCAACACGCAGCCGGGCGACGGCAAGCGCTTCTTAGGCCGCGGGCTCATCCAGATCACAGGCCGCAGCAACTACGCCGTGTGCGGCGCTGCGCTGGGCGTCGACCTGTTGGCTCAGCCCGAGCTGCTCGAGAAGCCGCAATACGCCGCAGGCTCTGCTGCGTGGTTCTGGCTGCAGCACAACCTGAACCGGTTTGCTGACCGCGGAGATTTCGTGGGCCTCACCAAGGCCATCAACGGCGGCACGAACGGCATCACTGACCGCAGGGCGCTCTGGGAGCGCGCGAAGACCGCGCTGCAGGCCTGACCCATCCCTGAAATTGCCGAATTGCGCAATTTCGCAAACTGGCAGTTCAGCCCCGCCCAGCGCGGGGCTTTTGCATTTCTGGAGGGCCGGATGGCCATCAATACAGCTCCACACGGCGAGCATCTCGTCACAGAGACCATCGTCGAAGCAGAGTACTACCCCGACCACGCCCAGCGCACCGAGTCGGCCACGTTCCGCCATACCAAGACAGAAGGGCATAAGGCTGGCCTAGTTTGCGCAATCAGTGGCCAGCCTGACCCCGAGTACCACCATCTTTTCTGTGAATGGGCCGACTCGGACGCCGTCGACTGGGAGAGGGTTCGCGGCGTCGCGCTCGGTGAAGTTACCGACCTGCCGGTGCTCGATCCGCACACGGATCAGCCGACTGGCAAGACTTTCCCCGCGGAGCAGTCGCTTGTGTGGCTGATCTGCAAGCTGGCCGAGCTGCGCGGTTTTGACTGGAAAGCGTTTGATCCCGCGCGCCCCGAGCTGTTTGTCGATTCCATGCAAAACATGCTGCCGGTCGCGATGAAGTTCCACCGTTCGCCGACTCACGGCATTCACCACCGCAGTTTCCCGACCTACATCTTCCAGGCGTACCCGCGCAAGCTGGGCTTCGTTTTTACGCCGGATGAGGTCATCAACCAGGAGTAATCATGAACGGCAACACGAACTACCTCATTTCGGGCGGCGTTTCCCTCAGCGCTGGCACGGTCGTCGAAACGGTCAACTGGTTGGCCGGCATCGCATTCAAGACGCAGCTGCCACCGGGTGTCGCATCGCTGTTTGCGACTCTGGCCATCGCGGGCGCTCATGCCGTGTTGAACCGCATCAGCGCCAAGAGCGCCGCCAAGTCGGCTGCCCCAGCGCAGTAACAGTCCCTCTGGCCAACCCACGGCCGCCATCGTCACCACTCCCTGAAGGATCACCCATGAAGAAGATCATGCTGCTTGCGGCAGGCATTGCCGCGTCCATCGTCCTCGCTGCCTGTGCCTCGGCGCCGCAGCTCACCTTCCAGCAACAGGTCTCGATCGCCTGTGGCGCGGCGCAAGGCGAGATCACCATCCTGAAGGCGGACAACGTCTTTACTGGCGGGGCGGCCAGTACGCTGGCCAATGACGTGGAGCCGGCCATCGCGAAGGTGTGCAGCGCCGGCTCGACGGTGACGGACGCCAACCTGCAGTCGATCGTCAACGCGACCCTGCCGCTGATCAAGTCGTTGGTGGCGGCGTCCTCGCTGCCGCAGGACAAGAAGAACGCGGCGTCGGCCGCGATCGATACAGGGGTGCTTGCGTTCAATATCGCGATCAATCTGGCGCCGTCCGGAGGTACTGCATCCACTCCACCTGCTGCGGACACCGCAGCACCTGACTCTGGTGTGGCAGCCAAATGACCAAGCCGATCCGCGTAGCGCTCAGCGGGTCGGGCTTCCGGTTGCCGGCGCATCTCGGTGCGCTTCGTGCCATCCATGACGCCGGTTTCGATGTGGTCGAGCTGGCCGGCACGTCCGGCGGCTCGATCGTGGCTGCCCTGTATGCCGCCGGCATGACCCTCGACGAGATGTACGACCTGTGCATGTCGTTGGACTGGTCGCCGATGATGCGTTTCTCGCCGTGGTCGCTGCTGACCAAGCAAGCGCTGTGCAATGGCGATGCGCTGCTCGAGCTGCTGACGAAGCACACCGAAGGCAAGACGTTTGCAGCGCTTGATGTCGACCTGAAGGTGATTGCGTCTGACCTGGCCAGCGAAGCGGAATTCCAGTTCAGCCGAGACAAGACGCCTGATGTGCCGATCGCGCTTGCCGCACGTGCGTCGGCTTCAATCCCGATCGTGTTCGCGCCGGTGGAGCACAACGGAGCGGTATTGGTGGACGGCGGCTGCACGGACAACATGCCGGCCAGTGACCTGACCGTCGACGAGGTGCCGCGGCTTGGCATTTATCTGGTATCGACAGATTCGCCGTTACTGCCTGGGCGCCGGGGGCTGGCGACGCTCGCGCCACGGATCATCGATCTGTTGCTGGCGTCGAACGAGGAATCGCATGTGGCGCTCGATACCCACAACGGCGCTCAGATCGTCCCGATCCAGACCGGCTACGCATCCAGTTTTGACCGAAAGATGCCAGCGGAAACTCGGCTGCGCCTGTTCAAGGATGGGTATTCAGCGACCGCGGCGGCGCTGGAAAATCTGCACTGAGAGGAGTGGATTAGGGGTGCCAAAATAGACAACTGTCTAATACGGCGTCTAATCACCAAAGTAAAAAGGCCCTGTGATTTCTCACAGGGCCTTGTATTACTTGGCTCCCCGACCTGGGCTCGAACCAGGGACCTACGGATTAACAGTCCGGCGCTCTACCGACTGAGCTATCGGGGAATCGCTGCAACAGCGAAGAAATGAATTCTAGCTAGTTTTCGATCTGCCCGTCAATACCTTTTTTTGCGATGCACTACAAAAAGTGTGCCGGGCAAGTTCGTTCAACCGCGTTCAGCCGCGGTCGAGGTACTGCTCCTTGTCCTTCACGTCCTTCCAGTCGTCGGCGTCGGGCAAGGGTTGCTTGGTCTTGGTGATGGACGGCCAGCCGGCTTGTGCAAGCTCGACATTGATGGCGATCCACTTCTGCTGATCGGCGGGCACGTCTTCTTCGGCGTAGATGGCGTTGACCGGGCACTCGGCCACGCAGACGGCACAGTCGATGCACTCGTCCGGATCAATCGTCAGGAAGTTCGGGCCTTCGCGGAAGCAGTCGACGGGGCAGACGTCCACGCAGTCGGTGTACTTGCAGCGGACACAGCTTTCGGTAACGACGTGAGTCATTTCGCTTGGAAGTTGATGCTAGGAATTCGTGGGGCGCGCGGTCCTGGATGCTTGGGCGTTTCCATACCGGCAATCTCGCATTGTAACGCACCGGCCGTGCCCGATTGCTGCGTCATCTTCGCGCCGTCAGACAGTTTTGGCATGTATTTATGCGTTGGCGCAAGGTTTGTCCAATCCGCTATTGCGCGTGCTCGATCACCATCTGCACGCGCGTGATGCCATTGAACGTGTTGTTGTCGAGCCGGTAGGCCACGTACGCCGAGGCGCCGAGCGGCTCTGCGTGGTTGAACCAGATCGCGTCGAAATGCTGCTTGCCGCGGCCGAGCTTGAGCTTCAGGTGCTTGTCTTTCAGCACCGCCTGCGATAGCACGTCGAACTCGCCGCAGAAGCTTGGCGCCGGAAAGCCCTGGCCCCAGACCTGGGTTTCGAGCAGCTCGACGAACTGCGGCGTGAAACATTCGGGGTCGGCTTCGCCATCGGTTTCGAGCACGCGCGAGAGCAGCGCCTCGGTCAACCATTCGCGGCCGACGGCCTCGAAGGTGGCGACGAATGTCTCGAAGCCGTCTTCACGCAGCGTGAGCCCCGCTGCCATGGCGTGGCCCCCGAACTTGACGATCAGCCCGGGGCTGCGCTTGTGGACGGCGTCCAGCGCATCGCGCAGGTGGAAGCCTGGAATCGAACGG